ACTGTCGGCAATGACCATCGACCAGTGGGCCATGCTGATCATGGACGCGGCGGAACTGGCCGACGACCGCAACGTGAGCCTTACCCGCCTGGGCGTTTCCAAGGACGTCATGGCCGCGCTTGTCAAGCTCAAGGACACCGGAAGCCGTTTCTTCGACCTCAGCGGAGACGGCAGCGACACGTTGGGCGACTTCGACCTTACGGGCATCGCGGGCAAGTTCCTGCGCGTCCCCGTGCAGATGCTGCCCAAGGCCCCGAACGGCACCGCGTGCTTCATCGACCCCGAGGCCGTGACCGTGTGGGAGTCCGGCGGCCCGACCCAGCTCAGCGACGGCGACCCGACCAAACTCACCGAAAACTACAGCGTCTACGGGTACATGGCCGTGGCTGCAACTCAGCCCTTGGGCCTCATCCCGGTGAAGTTCGCCACGGCATGATGATCGAGGACAACACCCTGCTGCAACGACTCCGCGACGAGGTGGGCGTCCCGGCCGGCGAGGAAGACCGGCTCACGGTCAAACTCGCGGCGGCGAAACGATACGTCGAGCACGCGGTCGGCGGAGCCACTGTGGACGACGATCTGCTGGCCGATTGCATCGTCTCCTGCGCGGCCGACCTGTTCAACATGCGTGACGCCCGACTCGGCGTCATGGACGTGGGCGACTCGACCGTGGAGCCGTTCAGGATCTCCACCGACCCGCTCCGCTCAGTCTGGCCGAAACTCCGCGCCGCCGGCGTGCTGACCGGGGGAATGGTGATCGCATGAACAACATCCAGGAACAACGCGCCGCGCTGATGAACACGCTCGCCGACATGCTCGACGGGCTCGTGAGCAGCATCAGCATCGACGCGCAATTGGTGCGCCCTGCCGCCGGCAAGGTGGCCGTGTTCATCGAACCCCCGACCGTGGAATGGCCGTCATGGGGCCCGCCGGAACCGGTCTGGACGTTGGACGTCATCGCCGGCACGCCGGCCACGCAGCCATCCGCAGTCGATGACATCCTCACAGCGCTCGACAGACTCGCCGCCCGTGGCCTGAACATCCAGAAGGCCACGCCCGCAACATGGAACCTCGCAGGAGCCGGCACGCTCGCGGCCTACCAGGTCACGTTGAACGCCCTGGAAACCGAATAAGACAAGGAAAGGAAAACAATCATGGCTGGAAAGATCCGCACGCTCGGACCAGGCATCTTCAAAATCACCGACACCGCAAACGGCAGGGACTTCAGCGCCGACCTGACCAAGGCGCAGCTGAACCCGTCGAACAGCAGCGACGACCCGACCACCTTCTTGGACGGGTCCGAAGAGACCAACACCACGACCACGTGGACGTTCGAGGGCACCGTCGGCGACGACTTCAGCGAGGACGGTCTGGCCGTCTGGCTCTTCGACCACAAGGGCGAGACGCTGCCGGCCCAGTTCGTCCCGAACACGAACGGCAAGATCCAGTGGACCTTCAACGTCACCATCGCGCCAATCGCCATCGGCGGCGACGTCAAATCGAAGAACACGAACGATCTGAGCTTCGCCGTCACGAACGTCGCCCACACGGCCTACTCGGGTAAGTGATGGCCGACAAGGCATTGATGGTCGTCGGCCAGAAACGCTTCGTTCAGACGATGCGCAAGGCCGGCGCGGACATGGACGACCTGAAGGAAGTGAACCGCGAGGCCGCGCAGATCGCACTGCCCGCCGTCCGCAACCTCGCCCCACGAGGCAAGACCGGCCGGCTGGCCGGCAGCCTGCGTGCCGGAGCGACGAAACGCGCCGGCGTCATCCGCGCCGGCCGCAAGGCCGTGCCCTACGCAGGACCAGTCAACTACGGGTGGCCCGCCCGCCGCATTAAACCGCGTCTCTTCGTCAACAACGGCGTCGCCTCCACCGAGAGCCAATGGCAAAAGGTCTACAAGGACTTCATCGACAAGACACTGAAGCAAGTGAAAGGAAAATAATGGCAACCACAAGAATCACCTACACCGACGGCAAGCATGAAATCGTCCCAATCACGATGCGCGCGACATGCAAGGCCGAAGCGCACGCCATCGAGGCCGGATGGGGCACCATCACCGAATCGCCGGTTAGGACCGGCGCATACGCCACTTACGCCGCTCTCCGCATGGCCGGCCGCAACCTCCCGGACTTCGACCATTGGCTCGACACCGTGGCGTCCTTCGACCTTGCGGCACCGAAGGAGGAGCCGGAAGAGGGAAACCCTACGGAGGACTAGCCGCGTGGCCCCAAGACTCGCTCGGCCGTCTCTCGTTCCTCCTGGCAAGCCGTTTCGGCGGCACGCCATGGCAATGGCGCAACGAGGCCGACGAATTGGATTGGGGCACCGGACTGGCCGAACTGCTCAAGGAAGCGGAAGAAACACAGAAGGAGTGAACCATGGCGCACAGCGCGATCATGAGCGTGCGCATCACCGGCAACGCCGATGATGCCGTCAAGGCGTTCGAGAAGACCACCACGAAGGCGGCCGCTTTCGGCAGCGCCATCGGCGGATTGGCCGTCAAGGGCGTGACCGCGCTGTGGGACACGGTGAAGGGCTTCGCCGGCGACGTGGTGAACATGTCGGACAGCACCGACAAGTTCATGAACACCATGAGCTTCGCCGGCATCGACACCAAAGCCGTGCAGGCAGCAGCGAAGGAAACACGCAAATACGCCGACGCCACCGTGTACGGCCTCGATGACATCCAGAACACCACCGCGCAGCTCGCGGCAAACGGCATCGGCAACTACATGGAACTGACCGAGGCGGCCGGCAACCTCAACGCGGTGGCCGGAGGCAACGCCGACAGTTTCAAAAGCGTCGCGATGATGCTCACGCAGACCGCCGGCGCGGGAAAATTGACCACGGAGAACTGGAACCAGCTTGCCGACGCCATTCCGGGCGCGTCCGGCAAACTCCAGGAGGCGCTGCTGAAGAACGGCGCGTACACGGGCAACTTCCGCGACGCCATGTCCAAGGGCGAGATCACCGCAGACGAGTTCAACAAGGCGCTCATGGACCTCGGCATGACCGACGTGGCGAAACAGGCCGCGACATCGACCAGCACCATCGAAGGCGCGATGGGAAACCTCGAAGCAGCAGTCACCGGCGGACTGACCGACGCGTTCAACCTCTTCAAACCGGCCGTCACCGGCGGCATCAACGCGGCCGCGACGGCAGTCACAAACCTCGCGCAGAACGGCACGCAGGGATTGCAGACGTTCTTCGGCCAGGTCAAGGACACCGGAGCGTTCAACGCATTGCAGACGGCCGCGCAGTCGGCCGGCGGCGGCCTGCAATCACTGTGGACCGGCATCATGGCCGTCGTGAACGCGATGACCGGAGGACAGCCCGCCGGAACCTCATTCGGCAACGCACTCAACACCGTCGCAACCGCCGCGCAGACGGTCGGCGGCTGGCTGAAGACCGCAGGCAACTGGATCAGTCGAAACACGGATCTAGTGACGCCACTCGTGGCCGCCGTCGGCGGAGCCGTGGCAGCCGTCACCGCCGTCACCACCGCCATGCGGATTGCCGCCGTCGCTCAGGCACTGCTCAACGCCGTCATGGGCGCGAACCCCATCATGGTCGTCATCACCCTCATCGCAGCGCTCGTGGCCGGACTCACCTACTTCTTCACCTGCACCAACACCGGCAAGGCCATCTGGTCGAGCTTCACCAATTTCATCGCCGGATGCGTCTCGGGCATCCTCGGACGGTTCAGCGGCCTCGGCAGCTCCATCGGCGGGGCCTTCAACAACGCCGCGAACAGCGCGAAAAACACTTGGAACGGCGTCGTCTCATGGTTCCGTGGCATCCCGGGCACAATCGGCGGCTTCTTCTCCGGAGCCGGCACACTGCTCTACAACGCCGGCGCAAGCATCATCAGCGGATTCCTCAACGGCCTCAAATCGATGTGGAGCAACGTGACCGGCTGGATCAGCGGCATCGGCGACTGGATCAAGGCCCACAAAGGCCCGATCAGCTACGACCGTCGCCTGCTCATCCCCGCCGGCCAGGCCATCATGACCGGCTTCGCACAGGGCCTCAACACCGGGTTCGACAACAGTGTTGAAACCGCTATCAGCCGCGCCAACCGCAGACTTGCGGCCATGCCGCTCAACCTCTCCGCCCAGGGCAACACGGCCACGCCAGCCGTGGTCAACACCTGGAACGTGGAGATCAACGGCGAGGTCATCGACAAGGACGGCACCGCCAAGGCCATCAGACGGCTCCTGGCCGACTACGACGCAAGGAGGTCATGAGATGCAGCAGTGCTTCATGTTCATCGACACCGGCAACGGCTGGACACCAGTGAACGACTCCGCCAAGGACATCGCAGCCCTCGACTCTTTCACTATCCGGTGGGGAAGCGACAGCATCGACGAACAACCCGAACCTGCCGTGATGAACTTCACCCTGCGCGACAAGACCGGACGGCTCGCAGGCCAGGCATTGACATTGGCCGGCATGAAGGTGATCGTGCAGTTCTCCGATCAACCCAGATGGCAAGATCTTCAGCCGTCGATGGGCGGCTGGGAAGATCTGCGTATCCCGATCAGCTCGCTGCACCGCGCTTACTCCCCCGGCTCGCCGGAATCCACCGACTCGCCCGCCTCTACGATGTTCGCCGGCACCGTCTCCACCGGCGGCAGCATCGAACCGGCCAGCGACGGCGGGTGGCTGCTCAAACTCTCCGCCACATCGAGGATGGCCGTATGGAAGCGCCTGCAATCCCAAGGACCGACAGACACGGCCGCGAAATGGGACGGCGCGCACTGGATAGGCACACCATCCGCACGCCTTCAGGAGATGAACCGCAGGGCCTCGGCGCAGGGAGCGCCGGAAGCCCAACTGGACGGGCTCGCCCTGCCGTCAAGCGTCGCACCATACACGTCATCCGACCACCCATCGCAGCTCGACCTGCTGCACCGGCTCACCGTCGGGCCACGACTCCCTCAATGGCACGAAGTCTACGACGGCGCGGCATCCACCATCAGGCCGCTGTTCCTCGCCGACCCGATCGCCGTGCATCTGTCAACCGATGGCCGACTCAACGTCCTCACCGACGGAGAGACACGATACGCGCTCTCGGCGGCCGACATCGAGGCATCGACGGATCTGAGCATCACCGAACCTTTGACACAGGTCGTCATCAACGCGAAACGCGTCAAATCGGACAACGGCAAGCTCTCTTTCGACGACGTGGAGATCACGATGGGAGACCAGAGCCGTCTTCCACCACAATTGACCGCCATGCAGAAGAGCCTCACCATCGATTCCGACATGCTTGCCGTGGACGACTCGGGCGGCGTATGGAACAGCGGCGGCACCTCGAACGTCAGTGACACGGACCGCGCCAACATCGCGCAATGGCTCGAATCGAACGACCTGCGCATGGTACCGGAGAACGTGACGTTCAACAGCACGCGACTCGACCCGGCACGACTTCCATGGCTGTACAAGGCAAGCCCATCCGGCCCGTTCATCATCGTCAAGGCCAAGGCGTCGGCACTGACCGGCTCAGATGGCCGACCGGCCTTCACCGGCCCCATCACGACCATCGGCGGGACGCTCTCATACCGATGGCGCAACGGCAAACCGACACTCACCCAGGAAGCGACGCTCGCCGCGCTTCGACCGCTCTTGACAAACCGCATCACATGGGCCGACCTGCCATCCGGCCTCAGCTGGCAGCAGCTCGACCTGCACATCTGCGACCTCTCGATGATCCAGATCATCGACGCTTCTTCGCCCACCGCCGAAAAGGAAGGAACACAATGACAGCAACAACACCAATCTACGGCCTCTCGTATCCCGAAGGCTCCGACCTCGTATCAACCGCGCCGGACTCGTTCAAGAGCATGGCCGACACGTTCGAGAAGGCGCTTGACCAAGTGGACCGGAGGACCACGCCGGAAGGCGTCAAACCGGCCGTCGCCACCACCCTCGAAGCCCTTCGGCAGATCACCGGCGTCATCGGCCAAACAGGTTTCGTCACCGGCGGCAACGACGACAACGGCCCATATGTGTGGGACGGCACGCAATGGGTCAAGACCCGAACCGCCGACATGCCATGGAACGGCACTTGGAGACTCAATTCGCAGATTTACACCGGACGCAAATGGGTGGACGGCCGCCGCATCTACATGCAGGTCCGAGAATACAAGAACCTGACCAACAACTCGCGCACCCCACCGGGCTTCGTCATCTACAGCCTACTGGACTACCGCGTCATCACCCAAGGAAACGGCGGCGCGCCCCAACCGTACCTCGCCACCGACACCTACTGGCATTCAGAAGTCACGGTCACACCATCCGAGATCCTCGTACGCAAAGGCGCATCGAACACGAGCGCGCTCAACGTCTGGATCGTCTACGTCTACACGAGGCCCGACGCGTGACGGATCTCATCATCGCCATCGTCGGCGCTATCGGCGCGGTCGTCGGCGCACTGGTCTCCACCCTCTCGGCCGCCGCGAAGAACAAGATGGAAGCCTACAGGCTCGCACAGAAGATGCAGGCCGACAACCAACGCCTCTGGCAATGGAACCGGCAACTCATCGACCACATCTACCGCCGCGCCCCACCACCACCGCCGGAACCACCTGAAGACCTTTTCAACTAGAACGGAGCCAACGTGAGCGACATCATCTGGAAAGGAAGCCCGAACCACTACGTGGGCCGCAACGGCTACGGCGTCACGCACATCACTTTGCACATCATGGTCGGATACCTGGCCGGCACCGATTCCACGTTCGCCAGCCAGTCAAGCCGTGCCTCGGCCCACTACGGCATCGGCGCGACCGGAGAGATCCACCAATACGTGTCGGAACTCGACGGCAGCTATTCCGACGCGAACTACGCATCGAACAATTCGACCATCAGCATCGAGCATGAGGGAGGAATGGCCAACGGTGCGGTCTGCACCCAGGAGTGCATCGACGCAAGCGCGCGCCTCTGCGCCGACATCGCGCGCAGGTACGGGTGGACGAAACTGTGGCACGACGGACTGAAAGGCAACGTGTGGCTACACCGGGAGATCCCAGGCACAGACCACCTCTCATGCCCCGACCTCGCGCCCAACGGCCTGCCATACAAGCAGATCATCGACAAAGCAAATCAGATACTCGAAGGAGGCTCCATGTCAAGCGCAGGAGACGAAGTATGGAACTGGGCCTACAAGCCCAACGGGAAGAACGCCACACCGGGCGGCAACATGTACAACCTGCTCGCCTACGAGCTGCCGCAGCGTGTCCGTGACAGCATCATGCAATACAGCTACAAGGGCTCAGCACCGGGCGGCAACATCTACAACACAATCTGCTTCGAGATCCCCGGAATGCTGAAGCATCTCACCAAGACCATCGAGAAGCAGCAGCAGCAGATTAGCGAACTGTCCGAAAAAATCAGCAAGCTGGAAGGGACCACGAAATGACCGACACAACGGAAAACCGACTCCCGACGGCCAACACAACGGAATATGACGCAATGCCCGTCTCGGCGCAGATCATGGCCGCCACCGATGACGACGCCGAGACCACGACGCCGAGAATCGACGGCGGCACAATATCCAGATTCCTCGTGCTCCTGCTTGCGCTTGTCAACCAGGCACTGACCATGTTCGGCCATCCGGTGCTCAACATCGATGACACGACCATCACGCAGCTCGTAAGCCTCGCATGGACAGCCGGCAGCGCCATCTGGTGCTACTGGAAGGACAACGACGTGACCACGAAGGCCCGCGTCAAAAAGGCGAGGTTATCGGCACGTCACGCGGCCTAAATAAGACGGACGGCCGCCGTGGCTTCTCTCAGACGGCCGTCCGGCATTGCAACGTAATGCTCCGTGGTCTCAACCGACTCATGGCCTAGAAGTTCCGCGACCACGAACAGGTCGTGTGTGGCGGCGTATGCCGTGGTGGCAAAACGGTGCCGCAACGTGTGCGCGGCGTACCCGTCCGGCAGCAGATGACTGATGTGGTCCCCGATATAGGACTCTTCCACATGGCCGCCAAACCGGCCGGGAAACAGGTATCCGTTCGCGTCCATGACGATGGCGGCCAAATCGTCCGGCAACGGCACGATACGTTGTTTATCGCCTTTGCCACGCACGATAAGCGAATGGCCGGCACTGTCAGCCACGACGTCATCGCTATGGACACGGGCAATCTCTCCGCGCCGCAGCCCGCACTCGGCTCCGAACCGGATCATGAGCTTTTCCGCTGCCGTGGCCTTCTCCATCGCAGCCGTGATGTATTTGTCCGGGCATGGCCGGGGATGCGCGTGTGGCTTCTTCACGCGTGGCACATCCAGACTCGGGTCGTCGCTTCTCCTGCAGCTTTTGTGCAGCCAACGGAAAAACGACGAAATGGTGTTCCGGTACGCCTTGCGGGTCTCCGGTTTCCATTGTTGTCGCGCAAAGACCTGCACAATCTGCTCCGTGGTCACGTCTTCGGGACCTGATGGCATGAACAGCGCCGCGAGATGCACCATCTTGTATCGACGGCTTTTGATTGTCTGTGCTGATAGGCCGGCCGCCCTAAGGGTGTCAGTCCACCCGTTGATGCTTTTGCGCCATGGGACC